TAGTACCCGACAATACCTCAAACGTAGGAGTACTAGCTGAAAGAGCTTTCATAGTAAAATTATTACTATTTTTAGGAGTTAAAACAAACGGTATACCTAATCCCTTATATTGGGTATCGCTTATTTTAAAAGGATCAGTTTCTTCAGATCCTTCTCCAGTAATTCCATTTGAACTAAATTTTATACTGCTCAATACTTGAGCTGATGTACTATTAACAAATGACGAAAGAAGTATATTAAAGTTATTATTATAATCATTATTTCTAAAACCAAACATACCTTTAGAAACTATATTATTTTTATCTTTGAAAAACGCTAAATCTATATATTTGTAAGGATTAGTTTGCTCATCAGTTTTAAAGAAAATAATTTTTTCTCCAGTAGCTCCAACAAAAGTACTACTAAGTTCAGTACTTAAACAGTTAACTAAAATATTACTTGATCCATTGCTACTTACTTTAGCAAAAATATTTGCTGAAGATAAAGATATTTTATCTATTTCAACATGCTCAAAAGAAGAAAGGGTATGCAAATATTTTTTATCATAAAATGAATTATATTTTTTAAGTTTGTTATTTTTATTTTTTGCTAAATTAAAATAATTTTCTGAATCAGCTGCTGATACTGAGAAAAATATATCTTGAAAATTTTGATAATAAGGAGTTTGAGAAAATACTGTTAATGAATTAGAAAATTCCCCGGCATTTAAAGTTACTACTTCAGGACGAACTCCTAAGTTACCAGTAATAGTAAAAGTATTAGTTAAGTAATCATGAATAATAACATCGTCAGAATATGAAGCTAATATAGCGTTATTATTACAATCTCTTAAAACCATTCTTACATTATATGATCCTGGGTATTCATATACATGTGAACTGGTTAAGCTATGACCAAAATTACCATCCCCAAAATCATAAGTAACTTTTAAATTATTAAGGGCAGGATCTCTATCACTACTAGGTATCCTAGCTTTAAAAATTAATGGTGTTATATCTAAATTATATGAAGAAAGTTTAGCTTCCCCAGCATAATCTTCTACATCAAAAAAAGCGTAAACTGTTTTTATATTACTCATCTAAAACCTTTATTCGGTTAGCTATTGACATTGGCGAATATAAATATGGAAATTTAAAAAATGGTAACGATAAATCTTGATTGACTAATTCAATATCACTTTCTTCATATAGTGGATTGAACGCTAAAAAGGATATCGCGTTAATTGCATCTCCAGTATTTTCATTCTTTGTTTCAATTCTTTTTACTCCTTCAAGAGATAATATATCATTAGTTAATTGAATAAGATTTAAATTTTGTCCTAATTTATTATTTTCTGGTAAAAAGAATTCTTTGATTAATGCACTAGCTCTTGACTTTAAAGTATTTTTATTTATCTTATTATTAGTTTCTCTGTAAATTATTAATGAAGTTTCATCTAGTATGTTGGTAGTTAAAGTACTTTCATTAGTTATACCTAAACCAAATGCTATATAAACTGGATCTCTCGGTACTACGTTATTTGAAACCATTTTTCTATCTTTAGTTTCATTAACTAAAGCATTTTTAAATGACCCCGGTAAAAATTCTGGATAAGATTTATCAGAGGTTATATTAAATTTAGGTACTACAAAAACATTTACATTATTAAAATCACAGGCATCAGCAAAATTTACTTGATTAAGTATGACTCTGTTAACTTTATTAGGATCAACACATATATTATAAAAATATTGTATATATTCATTAATGTAAGTTTCATTACTAACTACTTTAACGCTATTTACTACGTTAGCTAAATTTTTATTAATAAACGACTCATAATCATTAGTAGTAACTAATCTTAATTGTGAAGAGAAAATCTTAGGTGCATTAGCTCTAATATCATCTACTGTTTCTTCTGAAGCTAAAGCTGAAGAAGGTTGAGGGTTAGAAAAATTAACTAATGAACTATTAGCTATATCTAAAAATATTGTTTCATCTTTATTATTATAAGTATCATTAAAAATTTGTCTCTGTCTAGCAGAATCATATACATTTAAAGCATTTCCATTAATTATATTTTTGCTTATAATACCTTTTACGTTATCAGATAAAATATAATTTACTGATACGGTATCTCCTTCTACTAATTTTTTACCAAATACTCCATTACCAAATTTTATTTCATAATAACCATTTTCATTTAATCGTATTTCATAAACTCTATCTACTGAAGTATTTAAATATAGACTGTCAGTTTGTTTATATTCAAAATATGTATTAGTATCTATCTCTTTAACAAAAACACTTAAAGTATTATCAGCTATAAATTTATCATCATTTTTAACTACTATAGGTAATACTTCAAAATCTTCTCCCTGTGCAGTATAATCGGGATACTCTTTTATAGTACCCTGATATAAAATTACATCATCACTAATTTCTTGTATTAGTTCATCACTTGTAGTAGTTTTAGAAAATGAAATATCATCTAAAAAATTATATTGAATATTATCAGCAAGAAAATAAGAATACTTTTTGATAGTATAATTACCTGGTGCTAAAGAAGAGGTTGCAGTTGCTTCAATAGGTACTATAGAAGTTTGCTTACCAGTAGGTTTATAACCAATAAGCTTAACTATCTTATTCATATTTTCATATAAGGTAGTTTGATCAAAATTTACCTCAGATGAAGTATTATTTAAATAGAAAAGGAGCACATGATAAGAATAAGCTATAATATCTATAACCGCAGCTAAATTACTTCCATCAAATTTTTGATCAGTAAATTTTTCGTTGGTGTTAAGTCTATCAATAATATATTCTTTCAAACTTACAGCATCAAAAGCAACATACGCATCTTGCGGTAAGTTAAAATCTAAAAAGTCATTAGTTGTTTCTTCAGTAGGCATAATTATAAGACGTAGTATCCGTTACTATTTAATAACGATTTTATTGATATCCCATATACATTTAAAGACGGGACGTTTATTTGTAATGTAATAAAAAACTCTTGTTCATCTGGAACTGGTATTACATCTGTTTCTTCAAGTTCTATTCTAGGCTCCATATCTGGTAATTTATTAACTATGTCAGATTTTATTCTATAAGCAGTAAAATTTGTTATAGGCTCAAACAAAAATCTTCTAAGATTAATTCCAAATTCAGGGCTCAATATTTTTTGACCTGGTGTAGTTAAAAATATATTAGTTATACTATTTTTAATAGAATCTAGATCAAAGAGACCTTGAACATCTTTAAGAGTGATACTCTTGTTTAATTGCTCATTATAAAAAACAGACGTTTCAAGATCTAATAAAAGATCTTTAAATAAGTACCCATTTTCAAGAGCATTATTTTCGTTTTTGTCTACAGATATATCTGTTAATTTTATAAGAGCCATCAATAATATTTAATACCTCAGTGGTAAATAGAGATTAAGGAACTATAATATAATTACGTATGAAGTTAGCTGGTAAAACTGATGTAAATGTAGATGTGTCGTTGCATGATATTCTTAATACTATTGAAGTAGAAGTTCATAAAAAGCTTAAGCTCCCACATCCTAATCAAGGCAAGGTTACAGCTGAACTACATGATGACGGAAACGGTCGTTGGATTATAGAAAAAGATGTTAATACTTCTCACTCGTTTCAACTTGAAGAAAGTCTAGGACCAGCAGATGCAGAAGATATTGAAATCTTTCAAGCTTACCATACTTTACGTTTCTTTCTTAAAGATAGCTAAAACTGTATGATTCTTTGCAAGCTGGCATAAATAATCATATGGCCGAAAAAAAATTTGTAAATTTACACGAATCGTATATGAGAAGATATGAGCGAGGAGGCTTTCTCGTAGGTGATGTTTTTAAGTTTAACGATAATTTTAAGAGCTCAGATGCTTATAAACAATTAGGCAGCAATACTCAACAACTTATAGATCAAATGATTGATTCAGGCCTACATGTAAGAGTAGTTGGAATTAAAGATACCATGCCAGCGAGATATCCGGCTAATGATGATACTTCTTCTCTCGCAGTTAATTTAGATATTGCCCTTGATACTGGAGGCGGTCGTTATTCTCATTATTGTACTGTACCGGGTAACTTAGGAGAACCTATTCAATATGCTCCTAACTTACTCCCTATACCCGATGCAATGAAGAGAAAATCTAATGTAAATATTAAGCCCGAGGAAGTAGAAGATTATGATAATGTATCAAATAAGACAGATAAAGGAGATGGTCAATTATCAGATACAGAGCTTGCTTTAGCAGATGATAATACACAAATTCCATCTGATGCAGTAACACCCTCTCCAGAAGTTACATCTTATACTCATCAATACTTGGGCGATCTTGCAACAGGCCCTAGCGCTAATTAGACATCAACAACATTGCTTTCATCCTCAATGAGAGCATTCATAATATCTTCTCTAGATAGAAGTATTTTAGCTTGATTATCAGCTATATTCATTCTTTCTTTACTTTCAACATCTATCTTTTTAACTTCTAATTGAGTTTCATTTCTTTCTTTAGCAGTATGAAGTCTGTTAAGAGTTTCAATAGCAGATGAAGAAGCTTTAATTAGTTCAGCTAATGCAGCTACATCTCTATTTTCTGGAGCTGAAGATATATAATCATTAACATTATCTACTATACTGAGCGACTTTTTAATTAATTTACCTGAATTTTGAATAAGAAAGTCTTCTAAGTCCTCTTTATTAAGAACACTTTCTTCAACAGGAGCTTTTGCAACTTTATTATTTTGCTTTAACTGCGAAATAATATCATTTACAGCTTCATCTAAATCTTCAGCCATACTTATATTTAATCCATACTTGAATTTTCTACAAGGTATACTACTATATGTATATGGTAGTTAGGTTTAAAAAGACTAATGATAAAGCTGTAATCCCATCTAAAAATAATGAATCGGATACTGGCTTAGATGTTACATCAGTTGAAGATAAAGTTATTCCTGCTCGAGGCTCAGCAGTAGTTGACGTAGGATTAAAGTTTGCTTTTATTGATCTAGGATTTTGGGTTAAGGTTGAAGGTCGTTCAGGGTTAGGATTTAAGCATGGTATTATACCTCATCCTGGTATTATTGATCAAGGTTATCGTGGAGATGCTGGTATAAAGTTGTATAATAATACTGATAAAGATTATGAAGTTAAAGCTGGAGATAGAATCGCTCAGTTTGTAGTTTATAGAAACTATCCTGTAGAAATTTCCGAAGGTGAGATTGTTGAATCTGTTCGAGGTGAAAAGGGCTTTGGTTCTTCTGGTAAATAATTATGATTGATTTTGATAAAATTTGGGTTGAAAAGTATCGTCCGGCTAAGCTTGATGATATTATCTTAGATGAACGTACTCTTAATATTGTTAAAGAGTTTAAAAATGAAATTCCTAATCTTCTGTTTGTTGGTAATCCCGGTACTGGTAAGACCACGCTTGCAAGAGTTATTGTTAACGATATACTCGGATGCAATTATCTTTACATTAATGCTTCTGATGAGTCTGGGATCGATACTATCAGACATAATATTACTAACTTTGCGCAAACTAAGTCATTTGATGGTGGTGTAAAGGTAGTAATCTTAGATGAGGCTGATGGGCTTACTCCTCAGGCGCAAGCTGCATTGCGTAATACTATGGAGACCTTTGCTAAGTATTGTAGATTT